GATGGTAAAGAAGCTGAATACATGGATGCAGTTCTCGATGGTGAGACGGATAAAGCACAAAAAGTGCGTAAAGAAATCCGCAGTGCAGAACGAGATTCAATGGCTAAAGAATTGCGCAAGGACATTCACAACACAACGAATGTAACTAAGCAGCAGTTAGATCTTGATGTTGCCGTTTCTGACATGGTGACTTCATACCCAGTGCTGGATTCCAATAGCGAACAAGCTGACGCAGATATGATCGCAGATGCTAATGAGCTCATGGGGATGTATGCAGAAAGAGGTATGGCACAAGCTGACGCGCTGCGTAAAGCAGTTCGTATGACATTAGCGTCGAGCATGCCTGAGTTGTTACAGCCAAAAGCAGTTGAGTCAAAGCCGACAGCTAAAAAGCGCACAACGGATGTGAAGCAAAAGCTAGAAGCTGCTAATAAACAACCTGCAAAATTGGCTGGCGAAAGTGCGGCAACGCGCGGTAACGATGTCGTCGACATTAGCACCATGACGGACGCTGACTTTGACAAACTATCTGATGCCCAAATGAAACGGTTACGTGGGGACTTTGGCTAATGCGCGAGGAAATAGAAGCAGCGTTCGAATTGGAGTTCCCTGGACTTCTTTTCATGGATGGTCTCGACGATGCAATTATTGGGATGGCTGAAAGGGAGGCAGTCCCAGTAGTTGTGTATTCCACCATGAAAATACTGCAAAACCTCGTTGATCGGGGTATGGGTATGCATGAAGCTAGAGAGTTCATGGCATTTAATATTGAGGGGGCTTTTGTGGGAGAGCACACCCCCATTATAGTAGATGATGTCTTTTAATAGATTATTGCGGGCGAATGATGTCTTTTAATAGATCATCAATTTCCTTTAATTTATAAGCTGTGCTAATATAGGTACACAGGCTCGTCTTACAGTACGACAACTGTTAAAGCCTCTTGAATCGAAGGCCGTACGACACACGGCAGCATTCGCCAGCTTAAAAAGGCCATGAGTTCGTCCCTCTAAAAAAGGTCGCTATTTCGTTCGGGCACGACACGTCCAACAGCATGCAGTGGTTGTCGCCCCTGCCTGATTAATGGCGACCGTTTATAAGCAATGCTTATATTTTATTTAATTTTTTTATAGGTGATTTTCTCATGGCATTAACTAACTTTGCCGCTCTAACTTCAGAGCAAAAGACCGTATGGTCTCGCGACTTCTGGCACGCTGCCCGTAACGCATCCTTCATTAACCAATTCGCTGGTTCTGGCTCTAACGCCATGGTTCAGCGCATTACTGACTTAACTAAAAGTGAAAAGGGCGCACGCGCTGTTTTAACTTTGCTAGCTGACTTGTCTGGAGACGGTGTTGTAGGTGACTACACTCTAGAAGGCAACGAAGAAGCACTTTCTAGTTCAGACATCACAGTTCGTATCGACCAGATGCGTAATGCAAACCGTTTGGCTGGCCGTTTAGCCGACCAAAAGTCTATCGTAAACTTCCGCGAAGCCTCTAAAGATTCATTGGCTTACTGGATGGCTGACCGTATGGACCAGATTGCATTCTTAACTTTGTCTGGTTTGGCATACACCAAGAAGAACAACGGTGGTGTTCGTACTGTAGCTGCTGCTGGTCAAAACTTGAGCAACCTTGAGTTTGCTGCTGACGTTTCTGCTCCTACTAGCGCACGTACATTAATTGCAAATGCTGACGGTACTGTTGGTACTGGCGATCTTGCTGCTACTGGAATCTTGGGATACAAGAACATTGTAAACCTAAAAGCTTATGCCAAAGATCACTACATGCGTGGTGTACGTGGCAAAGGTGGTGACGAAGGTTTCCATATGTTCGTTACCCCACAAGGCATGGCTCAGCTCAAGTTAGACGCTGATTTCCTAGCTAACGTTCGTAACGCAGGCAACCGTGGACCAGTTAACTCTTTGTTCTCAGGTTCTTCTTCCGTAATGGTAGACGGCGTAATGGTTCATGAGTTCCGTCATGTATATGACACTTCTGGTGAAGCATCTGGATCTAAGTTTGGTTCCGGCGGTACGGTAGACGGACAACGTGTCTTGTTCTGTGGCGCACAAGCATTGGCAATGGCTGACATTGGCGACGCTGACTGGGTTGAAGATACTTACGACTACGGAAACCAGCACGGTATCTCAATCGGTAAGATCTTAGGCTTCCGTAAGCCAAAGTACACCAGCATGGTAACTGGCGACACCCAAGACTTTGGTGTAATCACGCTAGACACTGCGCTTTAAATAATTAGGGCCTCTTCCCCCGGCAGGACGCTGGGGGCTTTTTGGAGTTTTATATATGTTGATTTCTGATAAGGCAATGCACGTAAGCAGTACGACAGGCCAATCGGCTTGGTTTGAAGCTGGTGTTGCGCGGGAAGTCCCACTACCTTTAGTGGACCAATGTATTGCTGCAGGAGCATATCCTGTAGGCGAGAAAAAATCAGCGCAAAAACCTGCGTCTGAAAAAGTCGAAGTAAATGAGGTTTCAGATGAAGACCGCATTATGGAGATTGTCACTGCCATTGAGCAGTTGGTAGAGAAAGGTGACACAAAAGCCTTCTCAAAAAACACGGGTGAACCAAAAGTTCGCAGCCTAGAAAAAGTTTTGGGTTACGACATCACTCCTGAGCAACGCGATGTAGCGTGGGCTGAACTTAGCGAGACGTAATGGCCATTTCATCGAACGACATTATCGGTAAAGCACAGACGGTTTTGCAGGATATAGCAGGCACCCGATGGACAACAACGGAGTTGCTTTCGTGGTTAAACGACGGGCAGCGTGAAGTCTGCTTGCTCAAGCCTTCTGTTAGTGCAACTAACCAGTCTGTAACTTTAGTTGCTGGAACAAAGCAAAACATTCCAGCTACGGGTCTGCAGGTATTACGTATTGTGCGAAATTTAACTAGTACAGGGGCAGGCGGCAAGGTAGTCCGAGTTATTAGTCGCGACGTCTTAGATACGCGCAAGCCACTATGGCACACCGCAACAGCGACAACGCTTGCCGACCATTACACCTTCGATGAGTTAGACCCCAGGACTTTTTATGTATACCCACCTAACACTGGTAATGGGTATATTGAAGTTGTTTTTTCTGTACAACCAACACAGGTTGCAGCAAACGGAAACATAACCATTCCTGACATACACGCAAACAACTTGTTGGATTACATTTTGTACCGCGCTTACGCTAAAGAAGCGGATAACGCAGGTAATGGCGCACGCAGCGCCCAACACTATAAAGCAATGCAAATGTCTCTTGGCATAAAAATACAGCTAGACAGTGTAACAAGTCCAAATACGCGCACAGTGCCAACACAGGGTTAACCTATTATGTATTACAAAGACATGGTCGAGCTTCTCCCTTATAACATCGCAGGTTGCCCTGACTTTGTAGTTGAGAAAGCTATAAAAGATGCAACGTTAAGCTTCTGCAGACGTAGTGGCGCATTTCGTTTACCTTTGGATGCCTTTACAACTAATGAGGGGGAGTATGAGTACGATATTGACCTACCTCGCAACACTAATATTGTGGACATTTTTTCTGTTACCGTTGGGGCAAAAGAAATAACCCCCGACACTGAACAAGGCGCAACTCACGCAAATCCTGAATGGCGCACCCAGAAAAATACGCCAACCAATTATATACGCCCTACTAATAAAACGCTTTTTTTAGTGCCTGCCCCAGCGTTTTCTGGTGAGGACATTATAGTCCATGCGTCTCTCAAACCAAGCTTAAAAGCAACGAGTATAGAAGACGATTTTGTCGAAGATTATGTTGACGGAATTATGGCGGGTGCCTTAGCAAATTTATTGAACGCCCATGACATGCCATGGGCGAATCCACAACGAGCGGCTAAACACGAAGCAGAATTTGAAGCCCATATAAGGGACGCAAAACAAAAAGCTGATGGCCGCGCGGGGGCAACAAGAAGGACAGTGCAATACGGAGGTCTGTAGATGGTTGAGTTAGTACCAGCTACCAAGGCCGAGATTAGGGCCGACTATTTATACTTTGAGAATGGCATGACGGAGATTATTCGCAAGGTCCAAGCAAAGTTTGTCGCTGCTGACATCTACCATTACCTTATGCAAGGCAAGATCCATTTGTATTGGATTGAAGAAGGTATAGATCGTCTGGGTTTTGTAATACTTAGCCAATACGATTCTGGGTACGAAGAGATGCCTACCTTGGTTATTGACCACTTATGGCTTACTCCAGGATTAGATGTTTTTGCAGAAGCCATCGCAGCAGGACACGATCTGGCGAACAAGTTGGGCGTCGAGCGTATCGAATTTAATTCAGCCCGATTAGGTTGGGGCAAGCGTGTTAAGGAGCTAGGTTTTGAACCAGCGTTCGTAACATACCACTTTCAGGTGAATAGAAATGGGTAGTTCAGCATCAAAAGCACAAGCGGATCCGCATGAAAAAGCATTGGTTGATAACTCGAACACAATTGCTAACCGTCATAAAGAATTATACCGGCCTCTTCAAGAAGGTTTTGTTAAGGAGTCTGGGCGCGATGTTTCTGCAGTCCTTGGCGGTAGAGCAAACGCTGATACGGCACAGGCATTTTCTTCAAGTCAGGGTGCCAGCTTGGGTGCTTCCGGTAGCAGTGGCGGGTTTGGCAGCGGTCGTTCTATAGGTACACAAGCCCAGCAGGGTGTTATCCAAAGCAATGCTCTTGGTGGCGCATTGGCCTCAGCAAATCAAAAAGCAACAACTGTTAGAGACCAAGCACAACTGGGCGCACTTAAAATTGGGCAAGGTGGTCGTAGCACAGCATTGCAGGGTTTATCCCAAGCAGCCCGTGCCCAGAACCAAGAAATTGTTGCTAAGTCCCAAGCAGCCAGCAGCATGCAAGATACAAACATGGCGTTTGCTGGCGATCTAGGCGCAGGTTTATATACATTGAAAAACCCGCCTAAAACACCAGAATTAGATGCCTATAAACAGATGCTTGAAGATGCAAAGAATCTTTATGGTACGAGGACTACATAATGGGTGTATTAGATAAACTAGGCGATATGTTTAACAGCAATAGCCAAGGGCCTAACACAGGGCCCCCATCTCAAGGTTTTAAAGAAGGGGCGCCAAAAGATTATAAGCCTAACAGAATAGGTGAAGAGCAAAATCGAACAGTATCAACCGATGCGGGGTCAATGGCTCAAGAGACTTTAGCAAAAATTTCACGGGACGAGCTCAAGAATTACCTAGACAAATTTGGTAGTACAGAAGAAGCATTGTTAGCAGACACTGACAGTAGGGCGATGATCGACAATGCCAAATCTTCACAGGTTCTTGGGCAGCAGGTTTCTGATGGAATGCAACAACGCACGTTGAGCCGTTACGGTGCAAGTCTGACGGGTGCACAAATGGCCTCTCAAAATCGCATGAATTCTTTAGGTAATGCGTCGAACTTTACTGGCGCGGTAAACAACTCTGTTCTGGATCAACGCGACCGTAACTTGGGTCTGAAATCTCAGCTTATGGGTATCGGTAACGAACAATTGGGCGTGGCGATGGGTGGGCTAAGTTCAGCTGCAGGTATGGAGGCTTCAAGAGAAGCTCAGTATCAGCGCGATCGTGCATCAGCTCACGCACAAAATATGCAAATGATGGGTCAAATTATTGGCTTTGGAATAGGTTAGGAAAAGACAATGGCATACATGAATCCAATCTTAGGTGCAATTCAGAACAAGCAAAAGCAAGACATAGCTAACCAGCAGTTTGAGGCTAACTACGCTATGAAGGCTCAACAGCTTGGCGCACAGATGCCCGGTTGGAAAGCCTCGGCGGATGCGCAGGTTTTTGAAAACAATAAAAAACTTTTGACGCAAGGCCATCAGTATTTTAGGAACTCAGGGATGATGGACCCAGAAACATTTGCTTTTAAGTCGCAAGAAGAGATTATGAGCGACCCCGGCTTGATGCAACAGATGTCCGACTTTATGAATATGCCAATGAATAAAGACTTAATTGACCCTAACAAGACAGGCCAAACCTTTAAAGGTTTTGTTCCCGTCTCTTCTTCTCAGGCAGTAATGGAATTGGACAGCCCCGAAAAAACTGGAGAAAGAACGTTTGTTTCGGAAAATGCATCAACAAATCCGTCGGATAACCCGATGCTTATGGACGCAAACACTTGGAATATTATGACCCAAAAGATGATTTCAAGGATGGAACATGCATCGGGAATGCTAGGTGGTTTTGGTCGCAAAGCACTCCAAGAGCAGGCTGATAAGGGACAGGGAAGAGCAGAGGATCTTGTAAACAATTCAGCGCTGCAATTGCAGTTGCCAACTCGCCAAGATCTCAACGATGCCGCTGGAAACCCAGAAACATCTATGCCACAACAAGAAATACCTGTCGACCAAAACCAAGTAGAGGTGCCTACAGCATTCGGCAGTGAGGGCGGGCTTAGTTTCGACATACCTAAACAAGACCCGAGTAAAAATAGGCAAGGACCAGCAAAGGGCAACTATTTAAGAAATCTTTTGAGAGACACAGGCGAAGCAGCAAAGCTGTCTCAGTATTCGCCTACCGAACTAAACAACCTAACTGACCCTATGCTCCAGTTTGCCGCTGAGTTCCATAAGGACGCTATTAAAGACAATTCTGTCCAAAAAATTGTGAGACAGGGTTTTGGCAAGAAGGGTAAAAAACAACCTTTAACAGAAGATCAAGAGATAGCAATTGCGCAGCACACAGCAGCGTTGGATCAGATACAAGGTTTAGCCGCAAGCCGAGTAGCAGTTGGCAATGCTACTGAACAAAATACAATGGCTAGCAAAGCAACGAATAATGCAGTCAAGAATCAGGTGGCCACCGTTAGTATGGTGACTGATCCAGCCAAATCGGCCGCGTTAGACGCTGCCATTACATCAGATGTTGGCACTGATCCCAAAAATATAGAAGAAGCCGTCACTAAAGCAGGAAAAACAATCGGCGGCATAAAACCAAACAAAAAGATTACAAGTAAAGATGTGTACCAACTTAGTTTACTTAAAGCCAATAAGGTTATTGATCAGGCGACATTTAACCGTATTATTGATCTAGGTGTTTTTTCTGATGACACCTTAGGCTTAGTAAAAACTAATGTGGATGCGCAGGTATCGGTACTGAAACAACAGATGAGCGATGCAGCCAAAGCAAAAGCTGCAGCGATTAAAGCAAAGGCAAAATTAAAAGAAGACAAAGGTAATGGGGATTTTCTTGACGTCCAGCAAAGTTTAGATACTATTTTTGATGAAAACCCAGACGGGTATTTTACAGCCTTATTCTCTTCCCACTCAGTCGACCAATTAACAGCACCACAAGCGGCGCACCTCAGTGTTCAGATGGGCCAAAAGCTTAACAAAAAGTTCGACATAAGTTGGTATTCAGATCCTATTGACTACTTTACTCAAGGGAACATCAAAAAAGAAGATGCTGCAGTGGGTATGCGTAATTATGCACTCACCGAAGATGGAAGGGTCGTCAACATTGACCCTGCAACAGGACAAGAGAAAGGAAATGCAGATGTGCGGTTGAGTAGTTTCTCTGCCGACGAACAAACATACCTCAGAAAAGAACTGAAGTCCCCTTACGACACCCGCTCACGAAACATAGAAAGAGAAGTGCAACGTATACAAAAGCAAATAAGTGAAAGATTAATCAGCGCGCAACAAATGCCAGCAGTGCAAGCGCGACTTGAAATATTAGAAGGTATAGCAACTGCCTTAGACGCCCAAAAAGGGGGAGGTTAACCAATGAGTGGTAACCTCCTAAGAGACATAAACTCGCTAAAACTAGACATTGAAAAACAAGCAGAGACTAAGAGCTCAGGATTGCCGGGTCGAATAGCTTTGCTTAGACAAGATTTAGACGCGGGTATGATACTCACTCCCCAAAACTTGACGCCTATGGACGCGGGTATGGAAGCAGGTAGACAGGGGCTAAAATCCGCAAAGAACACTGCGCTGTCTGCTGGTAACTATCTCATTGGGGACGACGAGGCTGGGGCAGATTACCTTAAAGAAGCTCAAGCTATTGATGGGCAAGTAGGGCGGTTATCTGGCCAGTACACCAGCTTTGAAGAGTTTATTGATGATCCAGGTTTCAGTAATTTTGCTGAGATGACCACATTCAAACTAGGGCAAGCGGTCCCATCGGCCATTGAAAGTTTTGCATCTGGTACGGCAGGCGCAGCAATGGGTTTTGTAGGTAGCGGTGGCGTTGGCGCTATTCCAGGTTTTGTTGGAGGTTTGGTTGCCAAAGGCAAAGCAAAACGCATGATTCGTGATGCTATTATTGACTACGCCCAAGGTAAAGCAACTGATGAACAAAAGAACGTCGCACAACAAGCCTTAAAATTCGGCGCTGTTAACAGTTATAACAGTGCAAAACGAGGCATTGTGCCGGGCGCTAAAATTGGCGCAATGAGTTCAGGTTATTACCAAGGTGTATCAGCATCGTTCGGCGAATCTGTTGAGACCGGGCAAGATAGACAAGAAGCTGCAGGCATTGCCGCATTAATGGGTATACCGTTTGCTGCGGCTGACGTTGCTCCAGAAATATTATTCGTAAAATCATTAGCCAAACTTGGCAAGTCTACAGGCGACACTTCTGCACTGAGAGCGTTTGGCGGTACTGTTTTGAAGCAAGGCGCTGCAGAAGCATTAGCGGAAGGTAGTCAAGAAAGTTTAATTGTCGCCCAACGTTTTCAACAAGACCCCAACTACGACGCAGAACGTGCGGTCATGCGTATTGCGGATTCTGCATACTCTGGTTTGGTTGCTGGTAAAGCGTTAGGTGTAACATCTGGCACAGTGAACGCTGCATTAACAACAGCAAGT